TGTAGTTCTCCTCGTTGCTAACGATAGTATGTCCCTTACCTTCTAAGTAACCTACTAATGCTTCCCTTGCTGGTGCATCGTAGGCTTCATACAAAGACCTACTAAATTGTTTTCGTACTGCTGTCATACTTTAGAACCCTCTAATTTACCTAAGAAATCTCTTAACTCAGTGTAACCCCCAATGTGTGTACCGTCTGATGAAAAGATTTGAGGTACAGTTTTAAGACCTGCTTGCTTCATCAAGGTTAAGACCCACTTAGAACTTTCAGATTCTACGTTGAACTCTACATAACTTTGTCCCGCCCCTTTCAAAGTAGCCTTAGCTGTATCACAGAAGTTGCATTGATTGCGGGTGATTACAGTATAACTCAAGTGGCTACACCCCAATTATAACATGCCAGTCTTTTTATTACAAGTTTATTAACTTCGGCATAAGTCTGAGCAGTGTACGCATTAGCTTGACAGGCTTTTAAGGTAGGGAAGATAGCCTGGTTAGAAACAGAGAAGCAACCCCCTGACTCTAAAAAACATACGATAGCAATAGCACTAAACATTTTAGTCTCCTTTGTTTAAGTTAGCAGTTTAGACACATGCTCAGGTGTTAGGGTTAAGTTAAGTCAACGATCTCACAACTGTCACCAGAACAAGCCAGTGTCTGACTGCCTGCTGTGTTGTCTTCCTTCTCATACTCTGACAGTTTAGACCAGTCAATACTCTTGGGCATAACTGAATTGAGCAGAGTGTAGTCTGACTTTCCTACGTTTGTGTAGGGGGCTTGTTCATACGTGTGATCGTCAAATGGTAGGAATGAAACTCCTGACATCTCATCTAAGTGTTTGTACACAAATGCTTGGACATCTAACCACTCATTATCTTTGACATTGATGGTCACAGAGGGTTTGTGTTCACACCAGTTACGTTGGTATACCATCCACATTTCTAGTTGTTCAAGAGCCGTCATGTCTTTGGTACACACCGCCCCTTTCGGAGACTTGTGAGGAAAACTAAACACTGTAGTCTGGTCTGGCTTGGACTTCTCAGGTTCGTTAGGGATACCCTGGTCCTTCATAAACTGGGTGAGAGGGTCTTTGTTGTCTCCTCTGACGGTACGGATGTAGTAAGGGCTGTGTCGTGCATGGATTCCTGAGGCACTATCAACCAGTTGTGAAACCGTACCGCTTGGCTTGACGCAAGTGATAGCAGCAGACACAGGGATACCTAGTTTAGCAGACCACTCCTTGTTAGTAGCAACAGCAACTTCTTTTAGGTGTTCAAGTGTCTTATCTAATCCTTTGTTCTTCAAGGTCATCAATGGGTTGTCCATGATACCAGTAAGGGACACACCAAGTAGACGTTCTTCTTCTGTGTTGGTTGTCCACTTCTTTCGTAGGTATGGGAACTTAGTAAAGGTAGACTGAATAGTACCTAAGATAGTAGCTAGGCGTACCTTCTCAGATAGTGTCTCAATGGTATCGGTAGCACGTACTACACACTCGGTTAGGTTGCAAAATTGTGACGGTCGTAAAATTATCTCGCTGCACGGGTTGGTCCCAAACTCGTAGTCAGTATCACGACGACCATTCCTTGCTGCCTGTTTCTTAGAGGCCTGACGATTAAAGATACCTCGTTCACCTGAACGTGATTCGACCAGGGCCAGCCACTCTTTCATAAAGGATAGGCTGTCAGGCTTCTCAGTGTAAGCTACAGAGTTGTTAGCCAATGCACGTTGTGGATTGTTAGGATACCATGAACCACTCTTAGCATGACGCATATGATCATCAGATAGGTTGGACAGGGAGATCATAGCACTGCGGCGTACACCACCTACAACAACTACTTCACCAATCTTACACATGATATCGTGACACTCAATAGATGTTAGTTTACGACCAGTTGCCTTCTTGAAGGTGTTGACAGTGAAGTTAAACAAGTCAAGCAGGGGTGCTGGACCTGAGGCACGGCCACCAAATACCTTTAGGCGAGCACCTGCTGGTCGGACACTTGACACATCCCACTTAGGAATATCTCCACTGTAGAGTAGTGCAATCAGTTGACGAAGAGCCTTAGACCAACCTTCCTTACTGTCCTCAACAATGATAGTAGTACCACTCTCTATCAGATCAGGAACCTCAGGGAGCTTAGAGATAGACTGCCTTTCAACGGAAAAGCCTACACCAGTACCGCAAAGCAGAATGTACATAGTTTCATCAAAGGCTCTGATGTCTTCTACTGCTAGGTAACTACAGTTATACATACATGTGTTGTCACGGGTAGCTGCTGGACCCGCTGTCATAAGGCTACGCATGGAAGGCATAACACCTAGGCCTAAGATAGCCTCACGCAATTCCTCGTAGGTAGTCCAGTCTGTTTCTTCAGTAAGTAAAGGAGCAACCACGTTATCCATGTAACGATCCACTGTCTCTCCGAAGTTCTCTCGTCTACCCTTTTCATCCAACCACCTTGCATACCGTGAGGTTGCAATGAAGGTCTGGTAGTCTGTTGGTAGTAGGTTATTCATGTATCTTTTCCTCGTTCTTTCTTGTCTTCGTCTAGCCAGACCATACGGTCAATGTCGCCCCGTGTTAATCCAATGTCCTTTAACTCTGCATCTGTCAGCTTATTAAGAGTTTTGATTGCTGCTCTATGTTCTGACCACAGAATACAATACCTCATAAACCGTACAAAGATATTGTTTACCCACCTAGTCTTCATCGGTTATCTCCACTTCCCTTAATAACGTCACGTTCTTTACGACTCCTTAGTTTATCTACATTCATGTTAGCTATCTCTTTAAGACTATAGCCGATATCATTTGAAATGTTAGCCAAATACCAGAGGACATCCCCCAGTTCTTTTGCTACCTCATGGCGATTAAAGACACCGTCTCGGACTTGCTTCTTGACCTTCTCTGCTACCTCACCAGCCTCTCCACATAGGCCCAAGGTTGGATACAATACCTTATGCGTCGCAGGGTAGACAGCAAAAGATACTGCCTTCCTTTGATAGTCGTTTAATCCCTGCACAGGTTGGTTTCGCAGTCCATCTGCAAACGCATCAATATCATCCTGACTAATCATTCTTCTTCTTCCTCTGTTAATATAAAAGCTGCATCTAACTCTGCTAACCTTTCTAAGTTATCGAGTATCTCATCCTCGAAGGCTTGGATAAACATAAAGTTTGTTATCAAAGCAGCCTCTGCGAGTTCTTCTACACTGAACCTCTCAGCAATACGAAGCATAAAGTCTTCATTCATTTAACCATTCCTCTGGTATCTCCTTGTCTGAGTAAAGGAAACCATTCTTCTTACACCAATCTGCGTATGACGACTTAGCACCCTTATATAATTTAGCCCTACTGTTGCTGAATACAAACCTAATGTCATACTCTTTTCCATATTGCTTTTTAATCTCTAGGTGCTTACGCCTATCGGCAGCTGTGAACCTCCCTTTTGTTTCTACTATGATGCCGTTGTGAAGAACGAAGTCTGGTGTGTATGTTCTAATCTTAAAGTCTTCCCACTTGATCTTGGTTTCTTCGTAGGTAAACTTGACCTTCTTCTTCTTTAGCATCTTAGCTGTTTGTTCTTCAAGGCCAGACCTATACCCAGCCTTGATTGCTTTCTGTCGAGTAGTTAGTTTTTTATTCAATGGCTACCTCCGCTACTCTCGGTGTCTTGACTGTCTTTGTTAAGTAAATAGGAAACGGAATGGAGGCATACTGGTAGGCCTTCAACCCTTCGCCATCGTTAGAATCTTTCCAACACTCTTTCTTATAAGGACAAAACACACAACCCATATCAAGTTTCATGTTCCCTGTTTTAACTTCCAGGGTAGGTTCGTAACACCGTTCAGGTGGTGTGTCAGAGGCAAGAACCTTAGTCAGTTCGTCTACTCTTGTCTGTGTATCAGGTAAGATATCTTTAGAAGGTTGGTAGAGAGACAACGAACCATCTACTTTCTGCATAGCTAAGAAAGCTGCACCCTTACTCTCAGGTACTGCCTCATTGTATGCAGATATCTGTTGTAGATAACCAAAAGGATCATCGAAAGGTAGGGTAGCTTTAGCAAACTTCTTGAAGGCATAAGGGGAAGCTGACTTAACATCAACAACGTGACCATCAATTACTGCATCCATACTCCCTCTTACACCAGCTACCTTTACTTTGTGTTGCTCGTGTGTCACAGTGTGACCAGAAAGTTTAACAAGAGTAAGAAGAAGTTCTTCGATCACATCCCCATACAAGAACTTCAGTAGTGTGTCACCCTTGAGAGGTGCAGTTTCTACACCTTGTTCTTGATACCACAACTGCCTTGCTGGTTTCCCTAGTGCCGACAGTCGTAGAGTAGGTCCACTACCTTTTCTTGGTTGTAAACGTGATCGAAGTAGTTCCTTCATGCTATCACCAAAGGTAGAGATAACCTTCTCGTTTTCTTCTGTGGTTGAGTAACCACCAGTCAACACACCATAGACATCTTCGATCAGGCTATCAATACTCTTAGTCATTTTACTGTTCCAACTTCTCTATTAGTTTATCCAAGTACCACCGACTCTTCTTTAAATCTTCCAGTGGCTTACCTTTGTATCGGTAACGGTGAAGATACTTTTTGGAGTTACCCTCCAAGTATCCCAAGAACATCTGGAAATCCATGTTGTCTTCCATGTAGATGATGCACTCGATTTCACCGTTACCGTAGTGAGCAGGGTTGTTAACCTTGTCTTCAGTCTTCAAGGGCAATACTAAGTTCCTCCTCTGGGGCTTTCTCTACTGCACTCTTAGTTTGTTCTGAACGAAGAACAGCTGAAGGTTTTTCGTAGTCTACCAATTCCATAACCTGGCCAAAGTAGAAGAACAAACCCTTATTATCACGGTCCA